TGTTCCAGTCAATGTCGCCGAGAAAAGATCCAATGCCATCATCACCAAGGGCCATGTAGACGAGACGTGGGTCACCAACATCAACTTCAAAAGCGTACAACACACCAACATAATTTAAAACAGTGTTCAGAAAACTGGTCCACAAATCCCCAGAACGGCGAGCAGCCTCGAGTACAATATAAATAAAACCCTCGGGGTTTTTCGCCTTCCCATGGATGCGACACCAATCTTTAATCAAATCTTCAAACAAATGTCCTGAATTGGGAAGCAACATTTCGACCAGTTCTTTTTCAATGAGCAAATGGGCTGTGGTCAATGAACCATCCCAACTGCTAACATCGCATTCAAATATACCTCCCAAGCTGTTTAAACGAGCTCCTATTTCGCCAACATCAGCCGGCATCATTTTAGATGAGTAAAACACATCATAATCTGCAAGAATTTTCTTACCCTCATCACCCATCGCTTTAAACCAGTGGCCAAAATTAGCAACAAACCAAGTGTCACGGCCCCATATCATCCTGGGTTTGTAATTCTCAGGGTTCTTTCCCATATACAGTTCATCTTTAACAAATAGCTTGCAATTACCGTGTAATTTGTCGTCATATTCAACTCCAACCATTTCCATAAGGCGCGTTGCTCTCTTCGCTCCATATTGGGCTGACAGGTAGGCAAATCGATCAGGTTCTTCTAACACCACCCCTTCAAATAACTCGTGGATAACTTTAAGTCCAAAGTCTAAAAATTTTTTCTGTTCGGGTAGTTCTGGTTTAGCTTGGCTCATCATTCTAATTTTAAGGGCAGCACTTAACTCTTCCAGGTTGCGCTTGGGTAAAACATAAGGGGCGTCCTATATTGTAGCCCCAAAGAGCTCAACATATTCTTCCCGTTCTTCAGTGTAAAAATCTTCCACAAGCACATTGTTGGCGGCGTTCTCTGCTTCATGGAGTTTGGTATTATCGCATTGCTGTCTTTCTATTAGTATCTTTGAGCAATAAGCCATGACTGGTGTTTTCCCTGCTACAGACCGCAACGCTTCATCACGGACGTGGCCGTGGAAATCATCAAAAACAATGTATGCATGTCCGGTTGCCCACCCAAACAGGAGCAGGCCAGAAATGAAACCACCAACATATCGTAAGGCAGTTTTGGTGCGGGCCTGGCATGTGACCCACTTCAATTTCTTTGGTGAATGACGCAAGCACCATTGCAAGTACAAATGGTAATCATCATCGGCGCGTTCATCTCTATCCTCCTGGGCACGTCTGACTTGACCGTACCACCAGTCAGAATTGAGGACCTCACCAACGTAGAAACTTAGTGCGTTGTCAATGCGGTAGCGCCTCTTAAGGGTCGCTGTTATGGATTGGATCAGTTTGTACCTTGACATACCATCTCTAAGTTCGACGACCTTGCTCAATTGTGAAAGAGCGGCCTGTCTTATATTTGCAATCATGAGATTGATGCTATCGGCATTCATGTCCATATCGGGATGTGACACCAAGTTAGCACGTTCCAACTTGCCTGTGTTGGGATATTCATAGGGTGCAAGGGGGCGCTGGTTGGGAATGTAAACAAAGTGACCACACGTGCTTGCCATAATTCCTGGTCTTAGCATAGCGAAAGTAGCCACTTCAATTTTAGTTGATAGGATAGGATAGCAAATTTCAACGTTCTCGGTTTCACGTTTTCCATTTGCCTCGACAATAACACGTTGCATAAAAAATTTAGGCTGGCAATTGACTACCGCCATCAGCTTAGCAATGTTGTTATCATCGTGATCCCAATAACAATACATGTCATGCCTTGGCTCACTTAATGACCAGGGGTTTACATAGACGTGTTCGCCCATAATCATCGGGTCGAAATCTGTTATTTGTTGTTTATTATCAAGACTTTTTGAATCACTATTACCAGGTTCAGAG